AGAGAATATTCAAGAAGGATATCATTTATGATCTTGGCTTTATTCATATCGACACAATAACTAATAAATATTGTGTCTATATTCCAAAAACAGTCTTTTTAAGAACTTACCGATTTCATCTCATGATAATTGGTTCCAAAATAACACTTCGTAGGAAATCCCTGATTTTCCATCAATTCTGTGATGGTCTTTATTATCTCTTTTCCTTCAGGCTTATACACATCATACAACACCGAATCATAAGTATACAATATCGGTTTGGTTTGTTTGTCCGCCAAATGCCGATTAACATCCATCAAACTCTTGATCGAATATTCAGTTTCAGACGCTTGAAGAATGTAATTGAACAACTTGTTTGGCGTTGCATCCTTCAAATGATTCGACGTAATCGGACGTTTGAAAATCGGTGTCTCAATGTAGTTGAAATCGTTGAAGAATTCCCACCTATGATTGATGTATTCCAAGATCTTCGTAAAATACGGAATTTTTACGTATTCTGGAGAAATTGTACCGTATAACTGCTGGAATGTCAGGGTCTTTGACCGTTTTACCTGATCTTCAGATGGATCTTCAGTTTTGAAGTAATATCGTGCCAAATACTCGTAAATATTGACCCCCTCCGGAAAGTTATATTTGATCAACTTACCAATAATGTGCGGATGATACGCACTATAATCCAACATCACCAACAACCCATCACTGCCAAACCTAGACACAAAACTCTTACGACATTCGTTTTCCTTGTTCAATGCAGAATAGTTGATTCCACCAAAACGATTGCTGGGTCTTCCAGTTGAAGTAAAAATGTTGTATTCAGTATAAACCTTGTTGTTTACCACCAAATGTTTCTTGTCTGGAAAGTGTTTTTTAAACTCTTCCATGTTAACCTGTAACCCATTAACTTCAATCTGTTGAAGAGTTTCAATGATTGACCCGTTCAGTTCAAAATACGAATCCTCATACGTTTTCTTGATATGTGGTTCCATATCCTCACACATATCATCAAATCTGGATATGTGATTGTTGCTTGGAATGATTTTGTTGCTCTCAATATGAGTGGTGTATTTGTTTTTGAAGAACGAATGAGCCGCTGTGTCATATTCATCTTGTTCGATGATCTCACCCGTTTCCATGAACATAACCAAACACAGATCATACAATTTATTGACGTTCAATTGATGAAGAACCTTGCGTTTAGAAAAACAAAAGATACGGTTCTTGAGTTTGTTTAAAAACTTGCTTACCATCGATTTTGTATAAAACACAGACGAATCATAAGTGTCAATATGAATTGTACACACACGATCCACACCAACAGCTTTGATCATCACCAAACACGGTTCAACTGAAGCAGGATGATGACTATCGGACAACGGCACCACATCAAGAATGATGTCTTTTAGGCCAATAACGTGTTTGATTTCATCCAAGGTCATTTGGATGTAACTATAGACTGTGACCTCCTATAAGTCAAATTATGATTGCCTAAACCCCAATAAATAATTTCCACCGATCTTCTGGGTCAATCCTGGCATATCTTTCTCAGCCAACTTGATTTGTTTTTGATTGTACTCAAAAGCACCTTCCTGAACCACTCGTCCATTTTTGACCTGATTTCTTTCAAAACCAGAGACTTGCCAACTAACACTGACTTTTTGGTAGATGTTTCCGGGTAGGTTTTTGAAGTTGTCACCTTCCACTTCCAAGACATCGTTGTCGTTGATCTTCTTTGCAAAAAATCGACGGGTGTAAGGAATAGAATAATCTACGTCTTTGTTAGAAAACAAATACGCACGTGGAAATACTGGAGGTATGTTGTCTCCTGCTAAACTGATATACTTGTCAAGATTAATCATGTTGAGATATTCAATCCTTTAGTTGGACGTATTCCAGCAGTAATTGTGGTTGTCCACATACCAGTATTTTGTAGACTATGTTTTACGTCTTCTACCTGAAACAGAATGTCTTTATTATATGGTTCAGGTAAATTGTCAATACCAAACACTTGAAATGTCTTCATTCCTGCAATACCCGTCAATGTAATTTCGGCTTTAATTCCCGGTTGTGGAAATGAATTGATTGAACCATTATTTGGATCTTTATCATTGACTAACAACGTAAACAAATCCTTCTGAGTCAATACCAATTTACGAATGTAGGTTTTTTCAACCCCACCTTCTTTTTTTACCACACCCACAATGAATGCTCCTGACTTCAGATCACGTTCTTTTTGTATAGACTCTTGACGTTTCTTATCTTCTCTTTGACGTTCCAACTCGGTGTTTTGATTTGCTTTCAATACAGCTTCTCTGTCTTTTGGTGTCAAATATGACATATCACTTGTACGTTGAAAAAATCGATCTCTTGTTGTAAATCGAAACGGATTACGTACTGGTACAGATCGTTTATTATCGTTTGGTGAACTGTTAATCACCGATAATGTCACTTTATCACTTAACTTAACACTAAAATTCAAAGATTGTATATTGTTTCTACTTGCTCTATTTTTGAAAAAGTAGAGATAAGGACGATTGTCAGAATTCAATTCTTGTAAACGTTTCAAATTAAAACATTCCGTGTCAATAATAGACAACAATGAATTAGAAGGGCCATATTGAATCAAGTTGAATTTCCATATTCCATTAACTGCTTCTGAAATTTTATTCAATACAAAGTTAAGAATATCGGTCACTGTTTCAGACTTTTCAACTGCCTTAATAATTACATCCTTGTGAATATACAAATTCTCTAATTTACCCAAATTATAATCATACTGTTTTGCAGGAAATTCGACTTCAGCTGGAGTTTTTCCTGAGTAGTTAATTCTAAAATAGTTGATGATCTCATTTAGATCCTGACGTGTGGTTGAATTAAACACTGACTGCAATGTCTTGTCCGCTTCACTCATTGCTGTGGGATCATTGCCATCCTTTTGTGTAGCAGGAGTAGTATAATTGGTAGATTTTCCACGATCCTCAACTGATGGAGAAATATTTGGTGCTTGTGAATTTGGGATTAACAATACTTTTCCGTCAGTGCTAATCAAGTTCTTGTGTCCACCAATCCATGATGATGAAATGTCAATTTGATTAAAAGTAGCACCTACGTTTGATGCTTCGGATGCACAATGTTTGTTAATTATATCAACAAACAATCCCATGGTGATCCAAAAATCATCTGTTGCTCCTGAGTCGAAGCTATATTTGGTTACGTTATCAACTTTGGTACGTGGATCATTTGAAGTATCAAGATTACGAGGAATGAATACTCTGGTTTCTGGTCCTGGCATACCAACCGGTGTCGGAAACAATGGAGTCTTAGAATTTAACCCCGTCAATACAGTCTTTGGAATCGATTTAAACTCGTTAGCAATATACGCTTTTAGAGGCTTTATCGGTTCTGGTTTTTTATTACCTTTGTTATCAGGAGGTGAAGTTGATGCAAGAGCATTGCTTCGTGTTTGTACACCGCTGTATACAAAACTGTTACTCTTGATTTCAGTTGTACAATCATACGATCCGTCTGGCTGTAATGAATACTCAAAAGAAGTAACAATTCCACATGTCAATTCATAGGTGCCTTTGCCTTTTTCGATTAACAATTGTTGCTGAAGTGGGTCTGTGTAAAGACCCAACAATCCCGTTCCTTCTGTTTTACGTGGATCATTTGGATCGCCACTTGGACCGGGGGTTTTATCATCAGCAGAATCTTTCATTGTTGCTGGTTGTCCAATATCGTTAAGATCCAACAAACACTCGGGGTTATAGTGATTCCATCCCCATTCAATAAACATTGAAACGCCCGGAGACATAAAATATGGAGTCATGTAATTCAAATGATCCTTTGAAAAACATTTCCACTTGATTGTCACCTGTCTATACATCGACTTTTGCATCACCGCATCAATGCTTATAATGCCAGGCGGAGGAACGTGTTTGCTAATGGCTTTACTATCTATTGTATACTCATTATCAATCTGGTGGGGTTGTCCAGCAGGCGTATAACCAATTACTGTTTGAGTCTTTGAATAGTCTTTTGGATTAACACCGTAGTCTCTGTAAAACCCTGTTGCACCAGACATGATAAATCCGGCTTTGGATCCATATCTTTCTTCGCCGATTCCGTTGGAACAAACACGAACCCAACAACGCATTGGTCCTTTGTAAGTGTTCCAATTACCATCGTCATCCCAACTAGCGATAGTGTTGGAAATGAAATTTACACCAACATCACGTTCACGACGTTCTAACTCTTCACGAACATACTTGGGTATTGGCTGAATTTCAAATGGAGCTACAAATCTGGTTGACATAACGATTATGAATTGAGAGACTTATAATTATTAAGTATGGTGCTCAAATTTGTCGGAACACGTAATTGTATTCCCGCTGGCACTGATAGTTTTCCTTTACCAATGTTATTTGCTTGAGCTAATACCCACCACAACGATGGATTCTTGTAATACTTAAACGCAAGATTATCCAAAGTATCAGTTTCGTTTGTCACTACATAAACGTCGGTAGGATCAACAGGAATAATTGGATACAATCGTGTTCCAAAATATCTCTTTCCATCCCATCTCTTTTTTATGTTGACGGTTGTTTCGTATCTCATATCAAATAATTATTGCTCTCTTTCGACATTTCGTGAACTAACAATCAATCCCTGAGAAAATTTATTGTTTGTACCAGCAATAAGTTCTGAGTTGGTTATGTCTCTTGGAGCATGTCCAAAGTTTGCCATACCAGTAACAGGACGTTCCTTGAACAATGGTGTCAAGTCAACTGATAGTTCAACCTCTCTTGGAAATTGTGCAACCTTACCCTTGGATCCAGTCCAAGTAATAATGTTGTTCAAATATGACCAATCTTGTTCAGCATTTTCATGAACTGTTTCCCATGCTGCCGACTCAGGAATAGACAATCCAACACGGTTGATTAGTATTGGCTGTTCTTTATACATATCACCCAATGTCAAAAGAACCAATGGAGGAACCGCAAACTGACTGGTGCTATCGTCACTATCACTAGGAACAGATGTATAATTTGCAGGCATTGTCAATCCACACAAATAGTTGATTCGTTTCCACATTGGCAACAATTCTTTTACACTGTTGGCAATAACTTTGAAACTGAAACTCAATTGACGTGTAATACCATCATATGTGTACAACTTATCAGCACGACCAATATACTTGTAACTTGGCCATTCTGCTTGGAAACTATCATTTATTCCAATCACAGATGCTCTAAATGGAATGTGTTTTTCATTTACAATGTCATAGAAATAAAACGCAATCAAATCGTCTACGTATGGATCATATACCTTCCAGTCATCCACACCAGTTTCGTCTTTAATTGTTTTATCTTTATCCAAGATAGTCAATCTGTTAATACCATCGCTTTTACTAGACCCTGCCATCTTTTTGCTATTCAATCTAGCATGAGTCAATCCGTCTAATAACTGAGTATTGTCTTTGTAATTATTGATCAATTTCTTTTGATCGACATTCTCTTTTTTGAGTTTGTTTAATCCAAACAATGTTGTATCAGGATTTGTCAATACACGGGTATTGACATCCTTGAATGCGACAGCATATCCAGCAGCTTTTATGTTATCAACTAACTCACGAAGATCTTTAATACGTTCTACGTTGACTGGATCTTCTACCTTTGGTTGAAGAGTAGCGTTAATACGAGCATCAGGAAATCCTGCCAAATCGGTTGTTTCACTTGAAAGATTTTTTGCGTTGCCCGATTCGACTTTTTCCAAAATTTCAGCGAGAACTCCATTTGCATTGCTGTTCAAATTGAAATTCTGACGATTCTTTGAATAAGTACCGTCAACAGTGTAAGCGGGTCTTGTTGGATCTGATCCACGTTCTGGAATTTGATCAATTGTCTTTAACTTGGCTGTTTCAGGAGTATCATCCAATCCAAGACTGGTGTAGATCTTCTTCTTGTTATCAGTGATATCCTTGACAATACGATCATCTTGCTTTTGTTGAAGAGTTGCGTTGATTGGTTCTCCAATATCATTGACCGATGATGGTACGTTTAAGAATTTACCGTCTTGAAGGTTCTTCTTGAACTCAGACAACACACCATTTCCGCCTTCGTCTTTTCTATTCTTGGAATAGGTACCATCAACGTTGTATGCTGCACGTTTTTCGTCACCAGATCCTTGACGGGTTGGTATAGATGTAAATGGCTTGACTTCAAATACAGTGGGAACAGAGTCAAATCCATACTTTTTGTAAAATGCTTCTTGTGGTCTTAGAATAATTGGATCATCTGCGTTGGTCAAATCAACCGGTGCAACATCCATCTTAGTCTGAAACGTACTTGTCTTGTCGAGGAACTTTTTATAGTTCATCAACATGATAGAATGTTTGAAATTGCTAGCAGAATCTTTACGATATGCTTCAATACCAACAGATTTTCCGTATTTTTCAACGTTATCTACGTCTTTCTGGAGCGCAAATCCGGTAGATCCACCATTGATTGATGGTCCAGACACATCGGTGCCAGAAATCTTCTGTTCACTTCCATCAATAAACTTGATTTTTCTGTTTTGTGGTGCTTCATTTCCGTTTTTACGGATGTTTTTAGGTCCACCGTCAGAACTTCCAGCAATCCACAACTGTGTTAGTTGGATTTCGGCACCAGTGATGACATGATTTTTGGCAAACTTACCCTTAAGATCCGAAATCATCATTCCGTATGCACCTTCATCACCACGATAACCAGTTTTGTCTGGTTGTTTTGATGAAATCAGTGACGGAAACACTGATGCTGCCATTGACTTGAGAAAACTATTGTTTGCATTACCACCCCAACGAGATGCAAGCGAAGTGTATCCAGAAGATGCAGTTTTTCCTCTGATCAAACCCTTACCACCACCCACAGCTTGTTTTGATAGTGGTGAATTATCAGCAGTATCATTGATTCCGTCTCCTACAGTACCCTTAGGCGACGATTTGCCGTTGTTTACACTGAATCCTACCACACTTGCCAAAGCTCCTAAAAGACCGCCTGACAAATCGATATATCGAGTTGGTCTTGGTAGTAGTCCCAGAGTAGTTGGTCTTATAGCAGCCAATATAGGCATTGCAGGATTATACAATGTCGTTTCATTGAATGGTTGTAGATTCTGTAATATTACTTGTTTGAACAAGAATGCTATACCGTTTCCAGACACGGTAAACTTGGATACTCTGATTACGTCTTGTAATGCAGATCCAATCGGAAAAAATCGACTATCATACTTTTTGACAGCGTTCAATCCACTGTTTCCTTCGTTTGGATTGTACCACAAAAATGGCTGTCTAGGACCAAATCGTAAAAGACTATTAGCGTAGTCTGTTTTTGCAGACAAACGAGTCAAAATCTTTTGATTGTTTGCATCATAAAGTTTTTCAATCTTGTTAGGTGCAGGACCAAGAGGATAATCAGAAGGCACCGTGTTGATCGGCGGTACCATTCTACGACTATCTTTTGGCTCACTACCAGGCGTTGGCGAACTAGAAGCGTTGTTATATCGTGTTTCTAGTGGAAACGCTATTGAGTTTCTTTGGATTTGATCTGCCATATTTTATAATTATGAACTTGCAATAGCAAGTTGTTCACTTACTTTTCTACCATCAAGATTTACTGCGATACCACCGTTCATCATCAACGAAATTAACGTATCCAACTTTTGATTGGTTTGTTCAATTGCACTAATTACATCACTTGATCCCTCAGCATTGTTAGTAGTAGCTGCTTCATCAATTCCACCGGTATCAACTCCAATTAGTTTGCCAACGATTTTAAATGGAGCAGACAACACCGCCTGAATAAGTGAACCAATTGATGTAAATCCTTTGATGACCAAATCAAAGATCGACTGAAATGGATCCATGAAGATTTTCAAAATCATACCAGCGACACCAAGCAGACCTTCAATAATTCCATTTCCAACCTTTGATGCGCCACCTCCACTAAACAATCCAGATACAAAGTTCCACAAACTGACCCAAGGTTGAATCAATAAATCATACATTAAAGATCCAAGACCTTTGAGTGCACTCATAATGATTGGTCCAATTCCATCAAAAGATTGTATGATAAACATTGGTATAGAGAATATACCAGACAATACGGATTTTAGATTTTCGATGGTGAACAACGATTTTAATTTATCAATCACATTTGGGAACATTGCCATTAGAGCCTTGAGTAAAATCATAGGCACCAAATACATTCCAGATAAAATCATCTTTCCAATGTTCAAAAGGTTTTGACCAATATCTTTTCCAGAAAAAAGTTCTTTGATGCTCTCCCACCCTTTTTGAAAATACCCAAATACGTCAGTAATTGCTGTCTTGATATATGGGAAGATTTTTGACACTTGTTGGAACACAACTCCAATCACTGGAATTTTTCCTAGTAGTTCAAACAACATTTCAAATGGTCCAATAAACACATCGTACAACGTTTCACCGAGTGCTTGAAACACGTTCATTCCACCCATTATTCGTGAAAAGAATCCCCACACAGCTTGAATGATTGTTAATACTTGGCCAACAAATGGTATAGCTTTTCCGGCTGCTGTGAGAATACTAACGATTTTTCCTATTCTTGCAAATCCACTAGCAAATTTACCTACAGTTCCAGCAGCACTTCCAAATAAAGAAGTTATGCCTGATATAGGTCCAAGAAGTCCTGTTGCAAAACTACTGATTCGTGAAAATACTGATGCGGTTGTAGTAAAAATAACTTCAATAGTACCAAGTCTGGTTATTAAAGATACAACTGCTGTTCCGATTCTGGATATAAATGAAAGAACCGAACTAACAGGTCTTACAATTAATCCAAAAATACCACCAATAGAAGATAGTCTTGATCCCAAAGATCCAACCAAATTAAACACCATTGAAAACGGTTTTAGCAGACCCAATGTGATCGCAGTACTGATTCGGATAAGAATCACTCCCAAATCAGTTGCTCCTTGTACAATCGTTTCCACGTAAGAGTTGGCACCATCCAACGCATCATTCAATTTCTGAACGATAGGTTCGATTGGTTCCCACATCTTGTACAACGCATTGGCAAGTATTTTGACCGGTATCAACATGAAATTGAACAATACCAATGCCAATTTCAAAACTGGGATCAACAATTTGACAGCTACATTTACAACTGGAGTCAAAATGTCAGCCATAATTTGTTTAAATGTTTGGAACGTATTGCTCAACTGAGCCATAGCACTTTGCATCTGAGTTCTCATCAATAACTGTTTTCCAGTTTCTTCGTTTTGTTCTTTGAGAGCCTCTTGTGCTTTTTCCAATGACTGTCTTTCTTTGTCACTTAGTTTTGCAAGTTTTTCTTCATTTGCCAACATCTTAGTAAGATCAGCAACACTATATCCGGTGGCTTTAGCAAGTGCTTCTTGTTGGAATACATTCATCTTATTCAAGTCACCCATCTGACGAACTTGATTTAAGATCTCCTTTTGTGCACCAGCAACATCACCAGCAAATGAAAGTTGACGAGCAGCATTCAAATTCAAATTCTTGCCCAACAACACACTTGCTTCCATTTCATCACTGACACTCTGTGTGAAGTTCAACAATCCCTTAGCGGATGCTGCTGATTTATCCAGACTTACACCCATCATTCGGGCTTGTACTGCTGCCAACGTCATTTGTTTGACGTTACCTCTCATTAATGTAAGAGTTTCATCTGCTGCATTAGCAACATCTCCCATCACTTCGTCAATATTGACTCCCGCAGCATTTGCAAGGTTAGCGGTAAATCCAGCCATTGCACTGGCTTGTTTATCCGTCATTCCTCCGATTGCATTCATCTTTTGTAGGAATCCGGCTGCATTGGTTTCACTCACACCATAATTTGCGGCAAGTAATGTGGTAGTTGTTGCCAATTCTTTATTAACCAACAACGATGTACCAAGAGTTTTACCAATAGCTGTTAATGACTTGTAGGCGTTATCAATTGTAACTCCTAAAGTTGCAAATTGTTGATTCAACTGCAATGCGGTTTGTTCCAACGATCTTGCGTTGTCACGTCCCAATCCCAATTCTTTTCTGAATGAAGCTGCTGCTTTATCCAACTGAACAAAACGATCAAATCCGTCCTTGAATACCGCAATAAATTCTTTTGCGGTTTTTGCCATCATCTGTAACTTGGCAAGATTCTCTTCTTGTACTTTCTTTTGTGCTAATAGATCATCATGTTTTTTCTTATTGTTTGCAGCATCTTCAGGTCCAATCTTCTTGGCTTCATCCAACTTATCTTTTTCCAATTTGATTTGGTCTTCAAGATTTTTTATTGCATCTTCAGAACACTGAGATTTCTTCTTACACAAATCCTTTTCTTTTGCAATTCGGTCTTCAAGGTTTTTGATAACATCATTACCTTTTTGGAGTTGGTCATCATAGCCCAAAGGAATCTTAGACAGATCTTCTTCAAGTTGTTTGACTTTATCACTAGCTGCTTTAATAGGAGAATCAAACATCAAACCAGCCAATGCACCAAACGTTTGTAGCAAATGATCACCACTTTCAACACCGGTATCCATCAATCTTTCAAATGCGTTGATTGGAGCATCAAACGCATCACTGACCAACTTCATTGTTCCTTCCAAGTCGGTTGCCGTCTTGGTCATTGTTATACTAGCATTGTTGAACTGCTTTGTGACCTCTTTGACTTTATCAGCATACGTGTCAAACCCTTTGCCAGCGCCTTTAAGCGTTTTATACAAGTCTTCCAAAGACTTTTTCGTTTGGTCTACAGTATCTTGATCCATAAAAATCTAATGTACCCTATAAATATAAAATCTATTGGGTTATTGTTCGATTTTTAACGGTTATTTACCTTTAGGTTTGGATGCCTTTTCCATTTCTTCGTTTTCTCGTTTTCGAACTTCTGCCAACTTACGAAGATAAAAGATGCGCAAGTGCGTAGGTAAATTGTACGCAATCTCTTGAGTAAAGGCACCCTCTGAATAATACGCCAAATCGAAAATCTGGCTATGAATAGCTATCTTGTCTTCAGGACTCAGGCCAAAAAAACTGGGCCGTTAGCGGCACCGACATCCTTTCTTCGTGAGAACATTCATCACATGAAAAATCAAATGTCATATCCAAATCAGGCGTGTTTTCCTTAACATATGCCCTAAATGCCAAACTATCACGTGATGGCATTTCCTGATTGACAAATTTGTTAATTACACCACGATCACCATTACCGTCAACTGCAATAATCATTGCACGTAGACGAGTAGTAACTTCACTACTTGAATTCTTGTTGACCTTGGACAATCCCTTGATTTCAGAGTCAATTAGAGTTTCATCCTTATGAGTCAACAACTTGTAGGTAATAACCCGTTGTGTGTACGGAAGAGTGAATTCAAACTGATTTTGACCCTTTGGATGTTTGGTCACATCGATCTCCTTAGACTTCATCAACGAAAGGTCAATCTTTCGTTCACATTCGGTCTGACACTTAGGACAAGTCACTTTGACTGGTCCATACGTATCACCGTATGCCAAACGTCGGGCAGCGAAGAATGCGGCGTTTTTATCACCCACTAGAATGTCATCTATCTTGATCGGAGTCACAATCAGTGATTCCAACAACTTGTCAAGAACAATTCCCTTCTTGATCAAATTTTGATTGGTCAAAATATCTTCTTCTCGAGCAGTCATCATCTTTAGTTCTAAACGCCCAGCAGAAAGAGGATGTCCTTCGGGATAAAAATGACCTTCACTAGGAAGATCAATAGTCTCAGTAGGAAAGTTATTTTGGGGTTTTACAGGAACTCCAGATGGAGTTGCGGGTTGAGACATTGATGGCTGTCTTGCGACCTGTGGACCACCAACAATAGTGGATGGTCTCGTAATAGAAATAGATTCTTCGCTCATAGTAACTTATTTGTCGTAACAATATATAGTAACAACTCAAAACTTTTGGTTATTTTAATTAACTTGGAGCACCACCGCCTTGTGCAACTTTCAAAGCATTTTTTGCTGCAGTTTCACCGTCTCTAGCCTTTTTAGTATTTTCTTTGGCAGTATTTAAAGATTCGGTTTCTTTTGATACGTCTTCTCCACGATTTTCTGCAGCATCAAGTGCGTCTGATGCTGTTTGTTCACGTTCTAGTGCCTGTGCCACAGTTACTTTAGCAATATCAACGCCCACTTTTGCAGATTGTACCTTGAATCCTTGTTGTTTTTTTCTCAACGTCTCCAACGCATTTTGAAACTTATCAGTTTCTTCTTCTAGTACTTCGGTAATTAATGAAATCAAATCTGCCTTGGTAATCTTCATATGGTATAAATAGGTATATACAATAAAAAACCCCACACTTTCGTATGGGGCTTTTAAGACCTTACTTTTCCTAAAATGATTAGTATTGGAGAATTGCGTAGTCGTATGCCAAGTTCAAGGTGAGTTCAACTGGGTCACCCATGTTTGCCCAGTCAAGGTTACCGAACTCTGCACCAACAATTTGTGCACCCTTGAGAACCCACTCTTCTACCTTGTCACCCACTGGTCCCAAACAGTTAATGGTGCAATCTTTCTTATAAAAGTCAAGATAACCGTCACGTCCTGTTACTGATTCGTGGTGTAGACGAACCCATTCCATCACAGCTTGTGCACCAGATGGAGCGATTGGGTCATAAAGACTGATACTAATATCGTTCCAAACGCTCTTACCTTTGTAATAACGTTGTACGTTGATATAGTCAATCGTCTTCTTTTCTTGATTTAGTTTTGGACGATCTGTCTTTTTGATGATAAAAGCGGGAATACCATCAATGCTGAAAATGAATCTGTTTTGAACTTTTGGCTCAAATACAGTATAGAACATTTCGTTTGGATTAAGTAGGTCTGCCATATTTTTTCCTTATTAGGTCTTGTATATAAATAGTGTGTCGTTTCGATTTTTTCTAAAAATCTTATGATTCTTTTAACGAATGTTGAGCATCGTATACTTTGTTAACAGCATCTTTCAATTTATCAATATGACCACGTGTTCTTAATAGTTTGAAAACAATATTTTCTGTGCTGAATTCTCCACCTTTGCTCAAACCCGATTCACGCATATCATATACAGATCGTAGTACACGTTTTAAATCATTAAAGTTGTTTGATTTAATAGAATTGCTTATTTGCACAACCATGTCAGAATACTTTTTCTGAATCATGTTTTTGTCCAATGACAAATTGAGTTTTTGTGGAACTTTAATCCACTTGTTATTCAAAACACTGTACACTCCCAACGCTCTGTTGGTTTCTTTTATGTCTTGGATGTATAGTTCAACACGGTGACCTTTTATCGTGACATTGTGGTTTTTATTCCAATTGGCTTTAATACTATCAACCATCTTTTTAACAAGATCATGATCAGGAGAAATCTTGGTAAAATCGATCAACACGTGCAAATCAACATCACTGCTTGGTCCCCAGTTATAATTGGCAGCACTACCAAGAATGTATACATCTTCAATAGGAGCTGGTAATTCAGACTCAATGTAGAAATCTTGCGCAATTTTCAACAACGCATCTCGGATTTCTGGCTTGATTGATTTGTCAGCGTTCCAGATGTTTGGATTCAAACTATCGTTATAAATTCTGGCTTTCATATTATATGTTGGACCAACTGTATCCGTAACTTTCTTGGGTAATTCCTAAAATCTTTTTCAACTGATTAATCGTATCAGTTGTGTTTTTGTGTTCAATTGCAGTACCACCTTTTGATCTCCATTGTGCAATGTTTGATGGTAAATCATCAATCAATATATGATTTGGTCCCAACGCATATTGTTGTTTTGCTTCGGAACTATCCACCAAGATGACGTTTTCATCGGGTGGAACTGGGACTAAGTTTGTTGACAACCATCTACGTTTACCAATTTCAGCGTTATTGGTTTTTGATTTTTTACTGGATGTACTGCTCAAAATCTTGACGGGAAACTTTAGACTGTTTATAAACCTCCACAACGTATCTCCGTCTGGAAGTTTTGGCAATGTTGCCCACCATGTTATACCATTGTCTGGTGGATTGGTGAAAATCAGTTTCCATATTTCAGGACTTCTTCCTGTTGCATCAAATTGTTCAGCTGATATACCACCTGAGATTTTCTTAAATCCTTCATCAAAATCAACCAATACACCGTCCATATCACAATAAATAACGGTAGAGTTTTCGGCACCAATCTCTAACAGATTGTGATCAAAAACTTCTGGGATGGCCATTTTCAAAGGTATCATATCAGTATAAATATTCAGTAAATTCGATAATAACTTGACAAACTCATTTTTTATCTATAAGCATTGCAAGCGCAACAAGCAAAACAACAAGCACCTAACTTAATTGAAATGATAACAATAAAGTACTTCAATTAATTTAAACTGATTGCTTAAAGCGCTTAAACAATAGTTTTTGTATTCTTTTGAACTTTTCAAATTCCATGCCA